AGCGATTCTTTCCATTCTTTCGCAATATCTTCTGTCTTTTCATATACTTCAATAAGCACATTTTCATCTAGAAGATCTGAGCCTAGACCAACCTCTTTCCACCAATCAGGAAACTCAACTAGCTTAGCTCGCAGCGTAGCTACCATAGATGCGATAGCAAATAGGGTTCCGCTTGGGTTAGCGTAGTCAGCAGTTAGTCTAGATTTCTCAAGCTCAATTGCTTGACGATCTCTGATAGAGAGTACGCACTTAGCGGTAAACTGACCTTTATATTCTAGCCCAGTAGTCTCGCCAACTAGATCGATGGTAAAGGTCTTCTCAAGTTTAGGTAAGCTCTTATACATGCTAACTCCAAAAAGTTATTACGATAAGATTATACTCTATTTTAAAAAAGATTTTTTAATAGAATTGAGTAGCGGAACAGAGTTTTGACCTTCTGATGCAGGATCGTCACGACCTTCTACAATATTGTTTAGATCATTCTCTGTAACCCACTCGATTGCTTTCCACTCAAGTCTTATGGTAGATATCTTGTTGGCGTCGACATCTTGAGTACGACCAGTAATCATCGCCTTTTCTGTCTTAAAGATACTTTCACCAGTCATCTGATCAGATATATCGAGAGAGATATATCTATGCATTAGGAAGGAAAAACCATTGGGATGGACATTCTGTATTCCTGGTCCTTTTCCAGGAATATGAAACATAGAGATGGTACCAGTAGCAATCATCTTTCTTGGTGCTAACTCGTAAGCTTGATAATTGTCGACGGTCCAAATCTCTTCGGTGTCAAATTTTAAATTCAAGGAAACCCCAAAAGCGAAGCCAAACAGCTGATCATTGACTTTAATGATAGCTCTTAAACCACTAAAGTATTTACCAAAATCATTTAGAGGATAGGCAGAAGCAATAGCTGATTTTACAGAATTTTGTAAACCAGATATCAGTGAATCTCCGACACCTGCTGCTAAATTTGGTGGGCTTTTTAATTTATTGTCTATAGTCATCAGCTAAACTCCTGTCCTACTCCAGATCCTCTAGCGATTAATGTATCATCATCATAGTATCTAGATACAAAATTCATGTTTAACACTAGTGGACTTCTTTTTTGTAGAGCAAACTGAAGATTGCTGAAGCGACAGTCTCTAAATCGAATTACGGGAGCTATATCTTGAGTTCTACCATTATCTGATTTTTGAAAAATCTCTATATCGAACTGCTTAGATTGAAAAAAGAAATAGGGATTAAAAGCCTCTTCTGCTGCGTTATTAGTCCCATTAGTAAATTGATTTAGACCTAGTGCGCTAGAGAAAAAACCGGAGTCAGGTGACATAGAGCCTGGTCCATTGCCATCATTGTCGGACAATACAGGGCTACGATTGGCACCTATAAAATTCTGAATACCTTGGGCATACTTGATGATAGATAGAGAACCAGAGACGTCGTAAGAGAGCGGTTGATGAACTTCTACTTCTGCTCTGCCAAGCACACGAGGAGAAGCGTGATTGACAGAGATTTGGCCAGAAATATTAGTTGCATAAGCTATGACTTTACCATCAACTTTTATTATTGCAGTACTGCCAGTAATAAAGAATGGTTTAAGTCCAGCCACATATTCACCTTACGAGATATTAAAGAGCCTAAGTTGCACTATCGCCAACCTGATCAGAAGGTTTATGATCATCTTCAGCAAAACGACCAACAAACTGATAATTGTCGATTAATACACCACGCTTATTTAGCGAAGAAGAGCGATTTGTAATTCGACAATCCAATAGCTTGAAGAATCCCTTAAGCTTATTTGCTGTATCCGCAGTCTGCTTCTGCAAAACTTCTAGGTCAAAAGTTGTAGAAGCTAGAATTTGTCTAGGGTCGACATGTTGCTTGATGCTGTTAGTTCCGTCTCCAATGTTGGATGCTCCGTTCGCATTTGCCAACTCTTGAGCACCTTGAGCAGCTGCAAAGTTCTTAAGATTAGCATCAGTGCCAGCATATCGAACAACTGAGAATGAGCCATTAACAGTATAAGCTACTGGTTCATGACTAATAATCTCAAAGATGCCCAATGACTCAATTGGCACATGCTCAACACTTACATTATAGCTTACATCGCTACAAAAAGCAACTGTCTTGTCATAGATCTTGACAATCGCTTTTGCACCAGTTACGAAACTAGGTGTAATTCCTGCCATCTGTTATCTCCTCAATCAGATAATAAATTATAACACACCCAGAATTAACTGGGTGCGCTATTAACCTTGAGTTGCTCTCTGAACACTGATTGTCGTCAAGACAAAGTCGATGCCTTCAACAATCTTAACCACAACATCAACGTAGATCGTATTACCATCGATTCTAGCTGTCAACTCTTTAAAGCCCTGTGGCGCATCCTGTGTAGCCACAGTAATACCTTGAGTTAGGAACTGGCGTAGAGTTGATGTTGTGAATCCAACTACGTCAGCAACGCTAACAGTATTCTTCTGACCAACAAATCTGTTCTCAAGAGCAGTACGCAGATTGAATGCAACAATGTCAGCAGCGTAAACTACGTTAGCTCGGTTCCATACGAAGTTTCTATCACGGCCATAAGTTGTATTATCTACAACTACTCGGAATCCGCCAGTCTGTGGATTCTCCATGAAGGTAATGCCAGCTTGGATAGCTTCATCAGTTTGAAGATCTGGGTCAAAGTCAATTACGATATCAGCTTCTGCTGTAGACATTGGCTGAGCAGTATGACGTAGTCCAGAAGCATTCATGAACTTGAACGTTAGCGGCAAACCAACTGGTGAGCCACTTCGAGCTCCGCAAGCTAGAGCAGCAAGTGCCCATGGTTGGAACCACTTGATAGTGCTTTGAGCGTCTGTCTGACGAATATCTTGGATAAATAGCTGAATTCGCCCATCAGCAAGATTTCCAGCAACATCTTTGCTGTCATCAAAGGATGCTTTAAGAGACAGATAAGCTTGGCGCTCAGAACGCTTCTTAGTAGTCTTCATCAACGACAGATGAGTCTTGATCAACTGATGGATACCAGCGATAGTGTAAGTAGAAGATGAGTCAGTTAGACCATCAGTGATGTCATCGCTAGCATCTCGTGAGAATAGAGGAAGCACGAAGTTTACGTGAAACTTCTGGAATTTCTCAAGAGCTTCTACAATATCAGCAGGTGTAGTTCCACCTTTAGTACCGCCAGCTAGAGATAGTTCGATCTGAGCTTCTGGTAGACCTTTAACTGCTTGGTCTTCGATAGAAGCAAGAGCAGAGTTAGCAAAGAGCTGAGCTACATCGTCAGCATCTTTCTTGAGTCGAGCTGGTTTAGCTCCACTAGCAGAGAAAGCACCAACTGCAGAAACTTGATCAAGTACGCTAAGTGGGAGCTGGTTGTATAGACCGTTAGTTACGCTAGCAGTCCATCCTGCATATGAAGCCAAGTTGATCTCAGCAACTAGATCACCAATGGTAGCAAAAGAGTCTTTCAAGAAAGAGTGAACGATTACCGCATCTTCAAGTAGTTGAATAGCAGAAGCAGTTACAGTTACTGAAGCAGAAGTATTTCCTTCAGTCCCATCATTGCCGATAGTTAGAACCACGTTTCCACCGAGCTCTTCTGTCTCTTCAATTAGATCTCGCTTCTGGCTCATAGTGATAGAGCAGCTTGGCTCTACTAGAGCAGAAGATAGGCCAGCAGTAAGACCAAGCTTAGCTAGATCTCCAGGGGTGGAGTCAATTAGCTCGAAGCTTCGTCCCCAGCCAAGTTGGTGAGCAGTAGCTAGATCAGTCATCTTAAGGGCAATACCATTACCGCTCAATGAAGCTTCCGCTTCCATACCGGCAGGAAGAAGTCCGTTTAGTTCAACTACTAGATCAGCGATAGAGTCATGGTTAGCTTCAGTACCAGATAGAGTAACTACTGCTACAGAAGGTCCACCGTTCTGGCGAATAGAGAATGAAGCTCCGTTTAGAGTAGCACCACTAGCTAGGTCACCTTGAGTAGTTACAGATACACTAACGCCAGCATCTACATCAGCTGCATCAGTTGATGGTCCAGTACCAGCATTGGTAACTGTGATTGTAGCAGCTGCAGGTACTGGTACTGAGAATGCAGCTAGTGCATCTAGAGCAGCAGCAGTCTTGACAGCAACCTGAGCAGGAGTATCAGCTAGAAGAACCTGAACTTCTACACCAGTCATGCCTAGCGGAGCTGGATCAACAGGAGGAATACCATCAGTCACGTTGTACCATACATAGTACTGAGCTGCATCATTGGCAGACCATAGAGTCCAGTACTTACCAGTAGCTCCATCTAGACCAGCACCACCGAGTGTCATGGTTACATTGGTTACTTCAGCAGTTGGAGCAAAAGTAAGATCAGAACCATTCTTAGCAGGAGCGGATTCTCCGACTAGAACATTCTTATAAGTAACTCGATTTCCACCAACTCCCCACTCTACAGACTGAACAGTACCGTATGAGTTAGCTAGAGCTAGCTCAGCATGAGTAGATTGATTAGTCTTGTAGAACCATACTGTCTGAGCTCCGTTAGGGATGGCAGCATCAGCAGCAGGAGCGAACAAGAAGGAAGCAGAGTCAACGATGGGTCCACTTCTATATTTCTCTCGGATAGCAACGAGCTGATCACCACCAAAGCGATTATTCTTGATGTCCACTTCTTGATTGCCAGGCGCACCAGCATCAGCTTCACCGATAACTGCTACTAGACCAGCAGGACCAAGAGGAAGGCCACCACCTAAGTCGATCTCAGTTTTAGAGTAAGCACCGGGGCGGTATAGCGTAGCGCCGTTAAAACTCGTTGATATCGCCATTTGAATTCTCCTTATTCATCAACCTTTATTCTATATCAGATCAAAGGTTAAACATTCAATCCTATCTTTTGAAGGTCTTCCTTCATCAAAACAGTCTTCTTGAGATCGGGAAACTCTAAACAGAACATCTCCCATTTAACCTTTGCCTTATCTGTCCAAAAACCCTTTATTTCTATTATCTCACCTGTGCTTAGTTGAAAATCAGGACTAAATGATCTTCCATCTGATAACCTAAAATTAGGCTCATACTTCCAACTAATTCCTTTACTATCAAGCCAATTAGCATAAGCTAACTCATATGAACTTCTTAACTTAAATCTACCTATCGGTCCATCGTACAAGAATACTCTTCCTTTCCACTTAGGTTCTCTACCTGAGTTAGCTTCAGATAGCTTTTGTATTGTGGTCCATCGATGCCGTCCTTTTGATTTGCCTAAATTAAATTGATTACCCTTATTTTTACAATACTCTTTCTGCTTTTCTGCTATCCTCTTCTTAGTTTCATCTGAATGATATTTACCAAAAAATGGATGATCTTCTTTAGCTAACTTCTTAATCCAATTATTCTCTGACATTCTCTTTCTTGATTCTTCACTCACTGTTTTGCCAGAGTTAAACTTTATAGAGGCACAACTCTTACACAAGCCAGAACCATAGCGATATAGTCTCTGATATCCTCTGTCTGCACCACAGTCTAAGCAAGTCATTCTATACTTTTTTCTATTATCTTTCTTAATCACGAAGTCATTGGCAGAAACACCGTCTTTCTCTAGTATGTCGAGATTCTTATTCTTGGTGCACCTACGACATTTAATAGCATGTTTTGCTATAGGTAAGTAACCTCTAAAGTCACCACAACTTATGCAGCTAGTTCTGTAGTATCTAGCATTATGCTTATCTTGATAGTCTTTAGTATCTACATTTGATGGAGAGGGATTGGGAATTGCATTGCATGATCGACATGAATGTTGAACAAGAGTTGCATTATAAGGTCTCATGTAACCCATATCAGAGTTACATGAGTCACAAGAATACCGGTAGAATCTTCTGTTGTTCCTGTAAAGGAAATCAGAGTGTTTCATTTAGGGAGTTTATAGCCAAACTTCTCTAGTGCTTGGTTGTAAGACTCTTCCTTCTCATCTTTAGAGAGGCCACGTGCCTTGAAGTCAGCGGCAATAACTTCTTTAAGCCAAGGTTTTAACTTAAGTTTCTTAGAAGCTACCATCCACCACTGGTCAAAGCTAATAGCAGCTGGTTCTTTAGGCTTAGCTGGTGCTGGAGCTGCTTCGATAGCTTGCTGCCTACTCTTAACTTCCATCTCTTTAATTTGCTCTCTGATACTCTTCTTCTTTACCATCTTAAACTCCTTCTACTTTTATCCCAGTACTTGAACTCTCTACGTCTAGTTCTACTTCCACATCATCAATATCTAGGTAATCCATATCATTCCAAGTATGCTGAACGATAGTACTAAACCTAATAGATCGAGTCCAGATATTGTCTGCCAGTACTGCGTTATTTCTCACTAGATCTGATGCTGAGACTGTTTGTAGCTCTAGACCCATCTGGTGAGCTCTTGTCTTAGTCTTAAACAAGATATAGAGGATTATATAGTATAGCCATAGTGATTCATCAGAGTTTCTGCTAGCCATTACTAGTATCTCTAGCGTAACTGAAAATGGCGATGTACCTACAGTTGATTCTTCTCCATAGTAGTAGTGGTCACCCATAGCAGCTTTAGACTGATCTTCCTGCTCACTAGCTAATCTTACTGCTACTTGAGGGACTTGCTGAGGATTAATGGACCAAGCTTGAACTACTGGTATCTTAGTGTCCACAAACCAAGTCTTGATCATCTGAATGTAAGAATCACCGTAATCTGAGTTAGCCCAATCTAGTTTATAGTATTGAAATATCTCATCTAGTAGTTCTGGCTTATTCTTGATAGCCTTAATACCTTCTTGTATAAGTCGATGTAGCGCGACTTGAGGAAGAATGAACATAGTTTACCTAACTAGATAGATTTCATGTATGAGTCAATCACTGACACAATTATATCATCAGTAGATTGCTGGATATTTTGGTTGATGTTTTCTATGTAGTCAGTTAGATCTATTGTCTTCTCTGGGATCACCCACTGAGTGCTTGCATCTTGTTTACTAGTTGCAGTTCTTATCTCTGGTTGCTGACTAGTTTTTATGTTTCTAGCCTTTAGTCTCTCTTGTACTCTAGCAGTCATCGACTCATTTAACTGACTAACTCTTTTAGCCATATTCTTGCCGACTAAAGATTTTCTAGCTTCTGCTTGAACATTGCTTTGGGCTCTCGTGACGTCGAAAGATGATCTAGCTGCTGGCTTGCCTACTGGGATCTTCTTATAGAGAGTTCCATCCTTAGATACTTCTGCATTCTTTAATAGATTAGGCAGATTGTGTATTTGAGGATTCTCATATATAAAAGAGCCGGTGCGAGAAGATATTCTCTTATAATCTCCGATATCGTCTACGATTATGTCTTCTGCGAATCGAAGAGCGCCTTGCTCGTCTGCATAGCTAACTGCATCTTCTATGGCTGCTTGAACTACTGAGTCAACTGACTCACTAATCAGATCATTAGCTTCTCTAACTATGCTTTCTATTTCTTGAGACTCTACACCATAGTCTCTTAAAACTTGCCTTAAACGAAAAAGCTGTATCTGTTTGTTGATCATTACTTGTTGATGGCTTTAGCTCGGATGTCTTTGAGGAAGTTGCTCCTGTCCATGCTATGCCAGTCCGAACCAAAGGTGATAGTGATCCTGCCGCTAGGATCAATTTGAACTTGGGGTCTAGTAAGATACGAGTAGGACTCATTATAAACTTTTTGCTCACTTGCTGGATTTTGAGAGTAGGCTTGAACACTAGTTGGTTGTTGAGCTAGTGTTTCGACCTTTTGTTGCAGTTGAAGTAGCTTAGATTCTAATTCATCAATTGCAACTCCAGCATCTTGACTAAGTTTATTATGCTTATTAGCGGTCTCAAGTAGTGTCTCTTCTAACTTATCGAATAGCTTCATGATCTTCATCTCTGACTGCTGAAGATCAATAGCATTACCATGTCTAATCTCTCGTCTAATATCTTCCATCTCTTCATAGATGTTAGAGATGTTATGCTTCTTGTAATTATCGACTAGTTGACTAAGTCCACCTTCGATAACATTAGGATCAAGGTCATCTTCATCTAGTATCTCTAGCTCTTCTTGATCTTCTGGCAAGTACCACTCAAAAACACTCATGAGTTCAGCCGCTAGACCAGGCAAAGAGCGATTAGTGAACTGATGAATCTGCTTCTGACCATCTAGCACTCTACCAGAGTATACGTCGTTCACATGCTTTCAGATATGAATCTCGTAGCCGTCAACCTTAGCTTTCTTGAAAGACTCATCTTCCATGTCTGCCACTAGATCACGCAACATACGAAATGTTCCGTTGCCAACTAACTTAAGAGCATCTCCACGAGTTAGCTCATATACTGTATTTCCAGGAGCATTACCGCTGCGGATGATGTTTTTCTGAAGTTCTTCTTCAGCCAACATCCATTTTATCTCATTAGCTTTACTTAGCTTTTCTCTGATTAGAGCACAGACAGCGTCGCAAGTATAGTCGGTCAAACGATCCCAAGGGATTTCATGAGGCTGAAAGAACTTAAGCCTACGCATCTCGGTGGAATCTTTGTAGTTGCCAGAGAATTTAGTAACTAAGAAAGTTTTAGACTCGTATCCACCGTATTGTCCATGAAGAATCTCTGACTCAATCTTACCTTTCATACCAGTTTCTTCTTTTAGTTCTCGGATAGCAGCTTCTTCAAAAGATTCGCCTTCATCTACGTGACCACCTGGTGTAGCCCATAGACCATTGTCAGTACGCATACCTAAGAGAATACAGCCATTCTCATCAACAACAAGACAGCCTGAACCTTTACGATTCATAGAAGAGATATACGCTAGTAGAGATTTATTAAGCTTCTTGTTATGTTTCTCGTGGTGCTCTTTAGTCCACTTGCCACCGCGGAGCTCTTTGCCTTTTGATTCTGGGAGCTCTTTCTCTTTAGTATCGGAGCTTGCATATTTTTCAGCAACACTCTTAGGCATTCGGTCGCCACGAGCAGAAGTACCTTGCTTCTTGCTGTGCAAGATAGCCATGATATATCTTAATTGCTTTTTACTTACGGGCGCCGGCATCCGATGTCCTCATGATTACTAACTACATTATAACCCAAAACTTAGGTTATCCCTGTCGTTCTGGTTCATTGGCCAAGAAGTCCCTTTTAATCAAGAGCTCTTGTGGTAGTCTGATGGGTGTCTTAACGCCACCAATAAGCTCTTGAGTTACTCTTAGTTCTCTAAGATGTTGGAGCACTACGTAAACTGGGTTGGCGAAGTAGTTGATCACAAACACTTCACCACGCTCATTAACAGAGTCATAAGAAGGCTCCTTTCCAGGAATCCACTCTATCTTGCCGTTAACCAGATTAAAGTCTACTCCTAGCTCATATGGATTGAGTGCGTTATTTATAGCAGATGCCATGTAGTCTACGCTCACTATTGGGTATCTCATCTGCTGAAGACCATCTAGTCTAGGCTCGTACTCCTTAAGCTCCCACATCCTAACGGTGTAGTCCATGATTACTAGCTGATCATAAGTATTGAACTCAGCCTGAGTACCATCTGGGTAAACGGTAGGAAGGGTGACAGTTGCAGTCCCGATCTCCCAGATGCCCTGCATCTCGAAGTTTTTCTGAAGTGAGTTACCAGTAAATACTCCAACTATCTCCTTCTCCTGATAGTAGAAGATCCCATTGCCGTCACAGATTGGGCAGTTAGGATTATGGGAGTTATCCGCTAGGCTCTTTACGTTGGGACAAGGAGCAGACTTGCGATGAAGGAACCTGATGCCGCGATTCTGAAGAATCTGATCAAAGCTAGCACCCTTAAGAGAAGGGTCAGGTATGATGTTAGGCATAGTAGATGGAATGGACAACGGCGGGAAGCAGTTGTTTGAGTTGTTTGAGTTTGCCATTTAGTCCTCCCAATGATACTAATATTCTATACTAATCAGAGTACCAAGACTTCAGTTCTTGCTCAGGCTTCAAGAGAAGAAGCCTGATAGGTAGAGAGGACATGATATCATAGAGACCCAAGCTGTACAAATCAGCAGCATTGGGTAAAAACATTACGCTATATATCATCAGTGTTCTGTCTGATGATGAGATCATCTTTATATTGCATAGTAGATTACAGAAATCAGTAAAAGTATTTTCCGCGTTCATATAGAATGTAGGTAACCAAGCCCAGTCACTGGTCATCCATCTCCTCCTTTATCATGTTGATGAAACCCTGATATCCCATCAGCATGATCAAGTTAGAGATCTGAGTTAAACCGGATATAGATATATCTCTAGACAGTAGACCTACCTCAAATATGAGACCAAAGGTGTGAGCTAGTGCTAAGTTAGCCTCCAGCGTAATACTGTAGCTAGACTTGCGCTTTTCTTCTTGCTTGTGTAGCACAATAGATCCTTATGTCTACCATGATGCTAAGTATCTCTATACTAGTATGATGATAGCTGCTTAACCCTAAGTTGCATATCAGATTAGCAAAGTTTCTACTTAAAGTTCTAGAGTCCATATTTCTCTTCATAAGTCTTAATATACCTGATGCAGCATTCATACAGATCTACTGCATCAGGTATATTTTTCTCAACTAGCTGAAGCTTAATCAGTAACCTTATGAACCTACCAATTGTTATATAGTAGCTAGCTTGAGGCATGTGAGTTAGTCCTGATCAACATCACTGAATCCATGGTAGTCAAACCTAGTTGATGAGCTAGCAATATTAGATCTACTATGAGTGGGTATTCTGAATTAGCCATATATATATTATACTGGGTTTGATATCCCCGCCTAGGGCTATATAAATATAACTAATCATTAGCTTTTTTTACTTATGATCAAGTCCAGACGATAGCAAGATATGCAATTAAAAAGATAAAGAGCTTCCCAAGCATTAAGCAAGTGAAGAGCTTTAGCTAAGTCAGGTACTGTTTGACTCTCTGATTTCTTATATGTATAGAGCAATTCAGCTAGTTCCATAGACCTAGTAACCTCAGGTGATCCACCAGATAACATAGATAACTCACTACTTGGTAGGTAAAGAAGATAAGACATCAGCTAACTTAAGGAAGGTCATCAAGCACAAGAAGCCATAGAGGCACTCAGAGATATCCTGATTATTTATGGGAACCAAGATGGACTCATACTTAGTAAGTAGATCTATCTCCCTCATCCAGTAGGAGTGCCAGTACTGGGCTTGATAGTAATCTAGATACCTAATGGTCCACCCCCAGATTCAGGCACAAGGCAGAGAAGGAAGAAACTATGACCATGAACTCTTCCATGACTTCACTATTAGCCAAGTAGTCAAACTGATCCATCAACCCCAACCTAAACATGAAGAACCAGTTGAGTTGCAGTATCCTGGTCAAGTTGACCTTAAAAAAAGGTATCCTCATCCTTCCCTCCTAATATATTTATTCTACTTCTCCCCAGGATGCTCACCTGATAGTTAGTCCTTCAGGACTAACTAGGTCAGGTAACTTACCTGGTGATGATAAGGGAGCCTAGCTGATACCTGGGGTAGGGACCCTTATACTAGGGGTGAGGGTAGTGGGTACCTATGGGGGTGGGCCTATTGGGTTAGCCATTGGGGTAGTAGGGGGAGGAAGGGTGAATGTTTATAAAAGTGAGTTTTATAGACATAGGAGGAGGTGAATGTTTATGAGATGGATGTAGATGAGTATCTCTCTAGAGGGGGAGATCATCTTTACCCTAGGGAGGGACAATCTCTTCTGTAGGGAGGGAAGAGATGTGATTCATAGGAGAGTGAACTATAACTCATGGTGAGGAGTGGGGAGAGAGGAGTAGGAATACATACATACATATACTTGTACATAGACACGGTAAGTAGTTGAGATCATTGAGAAGATGGGGTGTAGATGGGGGTAGTATCGTGTAGGTAGTGTAGGTAGAGAGAATGGGCGAGGAGGGAGTCAAACAGATTTTAGGTACCAGTACCCTCCTTGAGGGTAGTGGATATCTGTGGGCCCACCCTACAGATCTTACTACTCCCTAGCTCTAGGGTATGGAACAGATTCTATGTATATGTATGAGGAGAGAGATTATGGAACAGTTCTTATTGTTAGATGGATTCATTAAGCTGGTTACTCTGTTCAGTCTGTTTGGTTTGGTTGGGTTGCTTGTTTGACAGATTGTATGGTTGATTAGTTTTGATAGTTAACTTATTTTAAGGAGATTGAGTATGTTGAACCAAAAAGAATCAGTGTTTCAAGCAGTTTTGAGTGTTGCTGGTGAGTTTGAGGGTGCTGTACAGTTGAGCAAGGAGCAGAGGTCAGAGGTAGTTGACTTGGTGACTGCTTCCATCCTGAGTGGTGATACTGAGTTCTCAGCAGATGCTAAGACTAAGCATGACACAGAGCAGAAGGTCAGGACTTACTGTGTGGGTCTGGTCAAC